TGGGAGGTGAAATAATGATTAGAAATCTAATTATTGTAGCTCTTGTGTTAGTTATATTATATGATGTATCAAGTGAGGACGCCTTGGGTTATGTTCAATCCACGCTTGCCTTCTTACAAGACTTAGTATATAATGTAATGGAGAGTGAGAAAATATGAAAAATATAAGTAAATTTGTAGCTATTAGTGCAGTAGGTCTTATGATGACAGCCTGTAGTAGTACATACAAAATCAAATCAGAGAGTGGTAAAGTAATGAATTCTGTACCTAAGTGGTACATGGCTGATTACTCAGAATCAAAAGCGTGTGATACGCCTTGGTTAGGTAAAGACAAAGATAAAATGTGTATCTTTGGTGTGGCAACTGCCGTTTCTCCTGATTTACAACTTGCAATCGAAAAAGGTAAGATGATGGCTAAATCTGAACTTGCTGATATCATTGCTGGTGAAATGAATAAAGAATCAAAACAATTTATAACTGAACTAGGAAAGTCTGAAAAGAAGACAGTTGTTAGTGAAGTAGAATCTGTTATAGTTAATAAGATTAAGAATACGCCTGTTAGAGGTTATGAAATCTTTAAACAAGATGTTACCTTAACTAAAAATGGTTATTACAGAGTATGGATTGGCTTGAGATTGCCTTTAGGTGAGTATAATAAGATGTACAACTTCACAATTGCTGAAGCTGTTGACGCTTATAACCTAAAAGAAAAAGCAAACATCAAGTACAAAGAACTAATGAAAGATGATAACAATGCAGATAACAATTTATAGTAAACCAAATTGTGTCTATTGTGATAAATCAAAGGCCTTGATTAAAGGCCTTGGGTTGACTTACGAAGAAAAGATGTTTGGTAAAGATTTTAAATCACCAGAAGAGCTGTACGAGGCAGTTGGTAAACAAGTAAGAACTATGCCTCAAATTAAGATTGATGGCGAACTTGTTGGTGGTTATAATCAATTAATTGAATTTATGGCCGATAAAGGTTTAACTAATTTCAAAGGCGAAAAGATATAGTGTCAGATGATAATGTAATTCTTTTTCCTACTAACAGGATTAAGAATAGTGAAAACACAGGTACAAAAAATACCAAGTTTCAAAAACAAATAGAAAAAGAACAGACAGCTAAGTTTATAGAATCAGCTGTAGATGATATTGCTATGAAACTATTACATAACTTTGTCGACCTTGCAATGAAAACTCAAACAGATACATTCACAAAAGATTTTTCTTATTTGGTAGATTGCCTAAGAGCAACAATCAAACGAGATTTTGGTCTAAATCACATAGTACATAAAGTTGTAGATAATACAGTAGAATTAAATACAGATAATGCTGGTAATATTAGAGCAAGAATTGATTACTCTAATCTTAACAAAATAGATTTTAGACCTAAAAAAGATAGAACAAAACCGTTATCAGAGGATATAAAAGACGAACTAACAGGAGGGATTGATTTTATTCCAGATTTCGACCCTAATGACAATGATAACTAAACAGAATTCCGTTCTGGAATCGCCATGTCAGGTTGTAAAATTGACAAACAAGAAAGGAGTTAAACATAATGTTTAATTTTTTATTTAAAACAAAGAAGGAGAATAGTCACATGGCTAGAACTAAACTATCAAAAACTGAAAAAGTGAGAAATCTTTTTTCAAAAGGAAATGCAGTAACTTGGAAATCTCTAAGAACTTCATTTGACCTAAGGTCACCAGCTTCAATGGTTGGTAAACTTAGAAACGAAGGAATGATGATTTATGAAAATAGGTCAACATCTGGAGTTTCATACAGAGTAGGAGCACCATCAAAAGCTGTAATCGCAGCTGGTCAAACTGCTTTGTTTGGTAACCAAGGTTACTCAGCGTAACTAATATTCAGAGGCGGCCTTCGGGTCGCCTCCGTTTTAACTATAAGGTTTTTTATGACAAGTGTTGATGAAAGAGATAATGATAGAAGTTTTGAGAATGAACAATCTACCGTTACTATACCATTAAAAGAATACGATAAGTTAAAAGAACAAGGTAAATATATTACAGACCCTAGTTTAATATCTGTTATAGATAAACTAGAAGAATTAGTAAGAGCATTAAGAAAACATATTGTTAGAAAATATTAATGACAATAGAAGATGGCATATTACTATTATTCTTAGGTATGATAACAACAATAGTGGTCATGTATATAATAATAACAGTAATGGCTGGCGAGGACAAAGATGATATTAGTTGACTTAAACCAAGTTTTGATTTCTAACTTGATGGCACAAACGAGAGGCCAAGGTGATGTAAAACCAAACGAAGAAATGATAAGACACATGGTGATGAACTCATTGCGTGGCTTTAATCAAAAATTTAGAAACAAGTACGGTAATATGGTACTTTGTTCAGACGCCGGCAATACATGGCGTAGAGATATATTTCCACAATACAAGTATAAAAGAAAAAAAGATAGAACTGAATCAGCTTTTGATTGGGATAATATCTTTGATATACTTACCAGAATTAAAAACGAATTAAAAGAAAACTTTCCTTATGTGATGATGTATGAGGAGAAGTGTGAGGCTGATGATATAATCGCCATACTAACAAAGTATTACCACCAAGATGAAAAGATTATGATTGTATCTGGTGACAAAGACTTTATACAATTACAATGGTTTAAGAATGTTGAACAGTATGCTCCTATACAAAAGAAGTATGTTGGTATTGATGAAGAAGGTATCAGATTAGACGCCAAAGAATTTTTGTTAGAACAGATTATGAAAGGTGACAGGTCAGATGGTATACCAAATATACTATCACCAGACGATTGTTTTGTAACTGGTGAAAAACAAAAACCTATGACCAAAAAAAGATTAGAAGAATATTCAGATATTGCTAATCATACAGACGAAATTAGAACGAATTGGCTTAGAAATAGTAAGCTAATAGACCTAAACCAGATACCACAGGTCTACGAGGATGCTATTATAAATAGTTATCGAAGTTATAAAGTTAATGACCGTAGTAAGTTATTAACATACTTTATTGAAAATAAATTGAAGTCTTTAATGGAAAATATTAGTGACTTTTAACATGGAGAAATAATATGGCAACACAAAACCCAAACTTGATGTCTAAAGCTGCAATGACAACTATGTCCTCTACTAGTGGTAGTGGTAAGTTACTAATGCACGAAGTTTTGACTAAAGTAAACAACGCAAAAGATAAACCTAAAAAGATTGAAGTATTAAAACAATACGACACACCAGGTTTACGAAGAATCATCAAAGGTTCATTTGATACCAATATCGCATGGGATTTACCAGAAGGCTCGCCACCGTTTATTGCAAACGAGGCACCTGAGGGTACTGAACATTCTTTATTAGAGAATGAGTCAAAGAAATTCTGGCACTTTGTAGAAGGTGCTGATGTAGCAACATCAAAAACTAGAAAAGAAACTATGTTTGTTCAGATATTAGAAGCTTTACATAAAAATGAAGCTGAAGTTGCAATAGCAATGAAAGATAAAGAACTACATAAAAAATATAAAGGTCTATCCCAAGCTGTCGTAAAAGAAGCATTTAATTGGAATGACGAATACAAAACACCAGAACCTCAAGCAAGAGGAAGTACATCTGGAGCGCTATCTCAATAGCGAATCAACAGTTTAGAGGGTGGTCGATTATGTCGCACCCTCTACAAATTAGTATAATATACTACAAAACCCTTAAAAATAAGTCAAAAATACTACAAAAAAGCGTAAAAAAAGTGAAAAAAGCGCTTGCCTTTGCTGTCATTATAGTGTATTATATACATATAAACGATAACAAAAGGACATATATATTATGAAAAACACAATTATAATTGCATTACTGATAGTAAATGTTTTTATTTGGTCTTCGGTTTCTAAAGCTGATGACTATAATACGGCAGTTGTTGGTCATGTAATAAAAGAAACAGTAAGTGGTGACGGTGTTGACACTTCGGTACTAGAAGCTGAAATGGCAAAATTGGCATATAACTTTTCTTTAGAAATGGTAAGTGTACTAGAAAAAAACCTACCATCTATATTAGAAAGTTTAGCTGCTCAATTAAGACAAAATGCTGATAGTGAATATAAATGTAAACTATTAGAGGATACGAAGATTGCCGATAAGGAGTGTTCGTAATAATTTTATGGCAAAAAAGTTAACTAAAAAGTTTAAAGATGATGTACCTGAAATACCATTTACATACGACTTCTATTTGGTGTATTGGGAGGATATTCAATCAGACGCTGGTTGGAAAACCATGAAAGAAATTCAAAACATGAAACCTGCTATTTGTGTATCGACCGGTTGGTTGGTAAAGAATGATAAAAAGGTTCATGTATTGATGAGTGACTACAATTATGAAGAAAATGGTGACTTAGCAGATGGTGGTAACACAACAGTTATACCAACTAAGAATGTTATCAAAAAATTCAAAATTGCAGATTTATAATAACTAAAGGAGAGAATATATTATGGCGAGTAAAGTAATTGACAGATGGCTTAAATCAGAGATTGAAGCAATACCTGAAAGACTAATTAAGTTTAGAGAAGCAGGTAAAGAAAACAAGATGACTTATTACACAGGTAATTGGTCTAAAGATGTTCAGGATAATCTTACTGAACGACAATCAGAAAAACTATTTAAGAAGATGTTTAAGATACAGGATACCCCTGGTCTGGCCTTCGTTCAAAAGAAAATGGCCCCCATTAAGGTGGGCGCTAATGATTATGATGACGCAGAAACTATTACTGGTTTCCAATACATTGTAATGAGAACAAATGTTGGTGCCTAATGGTAGAAAAAATCAAAACTATTGCACAGACACTAATGGTCGTTGTGGTCATTTTGTTTGGTTGGGGAATATACACCGTAGTTGAGGGTGCAAAAGAAGAAAAAGCTGCCAATCTACTTGAAAAAGAAGTAGAGGAAGTTGTTGAAACTTTAGAAGCAATCACTACACATACATTGCCTAATTTTGAGAGGTCAAACAACCAAACTTTTATTGAAAGTACAGTTGCTTGTGTGAGTTATATTTACAACACCACCACAGATGTAATACCTGTAAACTTAGAACTATTGGTTGCTCAGGCAGCCTTGGAGAGTGCATGGGGTAACAGTAGATTTGCCTTAGAGGGTAGAAATCTGTTTGGTATTCGTACATATGATTTAAGAGAACCACATATGTTACCTAGTAACAATCCTAAGAAGTGGGGTGTAAAAGTTTATCAACATGAATGTGATAGTGTCCAACACTATATAAATATCCTTAATAACGGTACAAAGTTTGAAGAATATAGAAAACTTAAACATGAACAAGATATAAACGACCCTTTAAAATTAGTGATGACACTTGACGCTTATGCTTCAGATAAAGATTACTTTGCTAAAGTTAAGAGAATCATTAAGATGTTGAGGGAAGATTATGAAGTACCAGTAATTAATTAAGGACTTATATGCTTACAATTATAATAACATTTTTAAGTGCCATATCTATATCTGTAATAGCCGCTGGTTATTCGATTATGGGTCTTGCTACTTTATTCGCAGGTGCAGTAGTACCTATTATTGCTATGGGTAGTGCTTTAGAAGTTGGTAAACTTGTAGCCGCCTCATGGTTATATAATAACTGGCGCAATGAACTTGTACCAAAAACAATAAAACTATATCTCACATTTGCTGTTGTAGTATTAATTTTTATAACATCTATGGGTATCTTTGGTTTTTTATCAAAGGCACACCTAGACCAAGTACAACCTACATCTAGTAATGAAATTAGAATTGAACTCATTGATAAACAAATTATACAAAAAGAAAATATTATTGATAGAGCAGAAAATACTTTAGACCAATTAGATAAAGCTCTTGACAAATACATTGATATGGAATATGTTACTAGAGGTCTAAAAGAAAGAGAAAAACAAAAGCCTGAAAGGGACGCTTTAAACTTGGTGATTAATAATGCAATAGATGAATTGAGTAATCTATCATTAGCTAAGTCTGCTTTAGAACTCAAACAAGATAAGATTGAGGCCGAAGTAGGACCAATTAAATATATTGCAGAGTTGATATATGGTGACGAAGCAAAAGACCATTTTGATAAGGCAGTAAGGTGGGTAATTATAGTATTGATATTTGTATTTGACCCATTGGCGGTTTTATTATTGATAGCTGCTAATATATCATTGAGAACTCGAAAGGTAGGGCAAGAAGAAATAAAAAATACCAAAAAGGTAAACCTTACAAAGGAATTGATGAGAGAGAAGGCCAAAAGTGCCAAGCTCAGAAAAAAAGAACGAGATTATAAGGGTTTTGTTAAAAAATTAGGTGCCAAAGAACTATCAGACTTGGATCCTGATGAAATTAAACTGAAATTAGACCAGATTATGGACTGGAATGAGAAGTCAAAGCAAGGATAGGGCTTGCCAAACAATAGAAAGTAGTATATAATGTATAACATGATAAGTGAAGAACTAAAAGATAAACGAATCAAAAATGCAGAAAAAATGTGTAGAGATTCTATGTCAGATTGGGCAAAGAACTATTGGTACAATGTCTTTAAACAATTATGTGTTATGTACAACCGTGAAGATTACTTTAGAAAGGTAATTAATTAAATTATGAATATATTTTACTTAGATAAAGACCCTATCAAGGCAGCTCAAATGTCTTGTGATAAACATTGTGTAAAGATGATTGTAGAATCAGCACAAATGTTATCAACTGCTCACCGTATGATTGACGGTAAAGAGTATACCGATTTAACAAAATCAGGTCGTAGAATTAAAAGATGGAAACATCCTAACACAAACTTAGAAAAAACCTTGTACAAAGCTTGTCACACAGGACACCCTAGTACAGTATGGGTTATGAAAAGTGCTTATAATTATCATTGGTTATATAAACATATGATGGCATTGAATACAGAATTTAAGATGAGATATGGCCATATATTAGACCATAAAACAGTACAATTGTTAGAAGGTGCATTAATGTATCCGCCTAAAAATATCTCACTAAATACCATTGCAACAGACCCACCACCAGCAATGCCAGATTATTGCAAAATACCTGGTGATTCAGTTGCTAGTTATAAGAAGTATTATATCTACGAGAAGCAAAGATTTGCAACTTGGAAATCTCCGTCAACTGTGCCTGCCTGGTACATTGATGGTGTGAAAGAAGCACAAGAGCAGGCATTAATATAAAGGGAACAAAATGAGTAGAACACATTTAATCAAAGCATTAAAGTCACACGCACAAGGTCATATTGATAAACATATTGCTAATGTAGAAGTACATTTAAAAAATGCTACAGGTGTTGCTGAACATAGCGACCATGTAGAAACATTAGAAAAAGAATTAAAGTTTATAGCTGAGTATGATGACCAATTAGAAATGCTTAACAAGTATTTTAAAGAGGACTAATATGCCAACTTACGACTTTGAAGATAAGAAGACCGGTAAGGTCTGGACAGATATGATGTCTATATCTGAAAAGGAAGCATACCTAAAAAAGAATAAACACATTAAACAGATGATTTCTAAGATAAATATATCTAGTGGTGTAATGGGTGTAGGTCAGATGAAAACTGATGGTGGTTGGAAAGATATGTTAAGTCGTATCGGTGACGCACACCAAGGAAGTAAAGTACATGACATATACGGAAACAAAAGCATTAAAGGTATTAAAACAAGAGCTGTTGTAGATAAACATAGAAAACGACAAGCTGCACAAAGGAAAGAAAATGGCAAATAAAGATATACCAGATTATATGAGAGGTTTTGACCTACAAGATGATTGGGGTATGACGCCAGTATCTAAAACACCAGAGGCAACACCAAGTGTTGACCCTAAAGTGGTTGAAGATAGTAAATTAGAAATCTCAAAAGTTAAATCAGATGTTGGCGATATTAAATCAATGATGAATGAGATTATGCAAATTGTAGCAGAAAAAGATACTGTTACTAAAACTGTGACAGATGAAGATACAAAGAAAAGGTTTTCTGATATTGAAAAGATAATTTTACCTTTCTTGTATAACTTACAAAAATCAGACGAGCCTTACATTCATTGGCCTAACAGAGGTCCAATTATCAAGGCACAAATTGAGAAAATTCTCAAATTAACAAGGAACTAAAATGCAATCAAATTACGATAAATGTTTAAAAGCAATTCTACACCATGAGGGTGGATATGTAAATCATCCAAAAGACCCAGGTGGTGAAACTAACTTAGGTGTCACTAAGAGAGTTTATGAAGAACACGGTGGCACAAAAGATATGAAAGAATTAACAGTAGAAGATGTGGCACCAATTTACAAAAAAGGTTATTGGGATAAAATGAAAGGTGATGATTTACCTGGTGGTTTAGACCTTTGCGTTTTTGACTTTGGTGTAAATGCTGGTCCAGGCCGAAGTGCAAAATACCTACAAACAATGATTGGTACAGTTGCAGATGGTGGTATTGGTCCTAACACACTAAAAGCTGTAGAAGCATATGTTAGCGAACACGGTATTAACAAGTCTATTGAAAACTTCCAAGAAGCAAGACAAGGTTACTATGAAAAGTTAAGTACCTTTGATACTTTTGGTAGAGGTTGGACAAGACGAGTTACAGAAACTACCGATTTAGCTAAAACAATGACTAGCTGAAAGTTAGATGAGAAATATAGGTCAATTAGAGATTATCTAAACGACCTTTATGCGAAAAAGGGCATTTAAGGCTTGCCAAAAGTCTTAATGTCTTATATAATAGTGAGAATGAAATAAGGAGAAATATAATGGCGTTTGAATTTGTAAAACTGGATGAGGCTAAACTTCCAAAAACTAAAGGTAAGCGTATTGACGGATTTAGGTTTTATGACATTGAGGGTCATAATTATCCTTCGGTCACTACAGTATTAGGTTATAATACCGGCGATGGTATCAAAAAGTGGCGTGCCTCAATTGGTGAAGATGTTGCCAATTATGAAATGCGTAGAGCTGCTGGTCGTGGTAAAGCGACACACAATCTAATTGAACAATATATTAAAGGCGAAACACCTGGTGAAAGGGCTGTATTGCCATTAGGTCTATTCAGACTTATTAAACCATATGTTGACCAAATAAGCAATGTACACTTGTTAGAAGCAATCATGTATAGTAAACAATTAACACTTGCTGGTCAAGTCGATTGTGTTGCAGAGTACAATGGTAAATTGTCAGTAATTGACTTTAAAACCTCTAACAAATATAAGCAAGAGGATTGGGTACAAGGTTATTTCCAACAATGTACTGCCTATGCTATTATGTATGAAGAGCTATTCGGAACTCCCATAGAACAAATTGTTGTCCTTATTGCCTGTGAAGACGGTAATGTACAAACATTTATCAAAGAGAAAAAAGATTTTATCGAACCATTAAAGGAACAAATACAAGGCTTTTATAAATATTATGAAGAGCTAAACAAAGATAGTGTTTAGCAGTTTAATAGGGACAAAAGTCATGTTAGAAAAGTTGTTTTTTATAACAGCAATGTTATTTAATGTAGAAACAAACGAGGTAACTCCGAAGTATCAACAAGCAGTATGGTTTACTTCTATGGAATCTTGCCAAGTTTATGTGTCACAAAATTATATGTCATTAGAAAATGGTTTAAAAATGTACTTAGAAGTAAATGAAATGACAGACACTATTGAGGGTATATTTTGTGTTGGTTTAACAAAAGAAGAAATCAAAGAGATGTTTGGTTTAGATTCAGAACCAGCAGAAACATTAAATACTTAAAGAATTAGTCGTTGACGACAATTATGGTAGACATACTGGACGAGGGTGCGATTCCCTCCAGCTCCACCATAAACACATTTATAGAGTGTGCTTATGATGGGGCTGATACAGGTTCGACAGGTGTTGAGAAAATTGTAAGAGATTGATAGGTGGCAACCTTAAATGTTAATTAAACGCAAACGATAATAACTTTGCATTAGCAGCTTAATAACTGCTTAGGGTTTTGTGAGTTTTCCTCGTAACAGAATAAACTCACGCTTGACTTTTATTAATTATATGGTATAATGATTACATGAATAGCAAAGAATTTAGTTTAAAAATAGAGAAGTTAGCAAAAGAAAAAAGATGTAGTCTTATGGATGCCATCTTAGAATTTTGTAAAGAAAACGACCTGGACCCAGGTACAATTGGAAAACTTATTTCCAAATCACTAAAAGAAAAAATCAAAGTTGACGCAATCAATCTACGATTGTTAAAGAATTCATCTTCAGCACCACAAGGAAAGTTACCGTTATAATGAACATACAACTTATTGACAAAATGGGTGGTGATTTATCAGTTGTAAATGCAGCTCGTGTTTCATTCGCCAAAAAGAAAGATGTTATTGACCAATCAGATGAGAAGTTAATTAAATACCTGGCAGACCATGACCATTGGTCTCCTTTTGGTCACACTACAGTACAATTTCTAATTAAAGCACCTGTGTTTGTCGCAAGGCAACTTGTAAAACATCAAGTGGGTTTAGTATGGAATGAAGTCAGTAGAAGATATGTAGATAGTAAACCAGAATTTTATGTACCATTTATTTGGCGAGGTGCTCCTAAAAATGCTAAACAAGGTTCAAGTGAAAAAGAATTAGAATTTGATATATCATACTTAATGGAAAAAGCAGAGGGTATGTATAACCAAATGATTGATGAGGGTATTGCTCCAGAAATGGCAAGAATGATTTTACCACAAAATATGATGACAGAGTGGTATTGGACAGGTTCATTAATGGCTTTTGCTAGAGTATGTAATCTTAGAAATAAACCTGATTCGCAAGAAGAAACAAGAATGATAACACAACAAATGGCTCAACATTTAAGAGACCATTTTCCAATAAGTGCTAGAGAATTATTAGATGAAAAAATTTAAAGATAATATAAACGATTTTTTTAAATGGGTCAAAGGTACTGAACTCGTTGAATTAGATGACATTGATGTATCGGAAGACCCCGTAAGACCTGAGCTGACCCTTGGATTTAGAATTACTAATGGCAGAAAAATATTTGGCCTGAAGTATAATGATGAAATTGAGGCGATTGTTTGTGTTGCAATGTGTCCTGAAGTGCCTTATACGGTACGAGAGATGGATTATATGTCACAAGCCGCCAACCAAGATGGTCAGCGAGGCGAAATTTTAGTTGCTTATACTGTATGGTCTAGGAAAAGAGGTGCAGGCAAAGAGATAATTAATAAGTTAGCTGAGTGGGCAGACAAACAAAATTTTGGTAGATTGGTAACTTTATCACCTTTATCACCTATGGCTACTCATTTTCATATTAAGAACGGAGCAAAACAAATAAAGGTTAGTGAAAAAACACAAAACTTTGAATACAAATTAAATGATGACTAGAGATATATTTGAAAGTGTAATAGATGTAGGTAGTGGTTTTATATTAGCTGTTCTTATACAGTTATTAATATTTCCATTATTTGATTTACACCCTAGTATATTTGATAGTATGGGTATTGCATTAATATTTACCGTAGTGTCAATGACTAGGTCAGCATTATGGCGTAGGTACTTTAGAAAGAACCGTAATGTATGACGGATTTTCAGTATATAAAACTTACTTGGCCATCAAGTTACATTTTAGTACGCCTAATTATGATTTTATCAAGTACGAGGGTAAAATCAATGCGAAACTGGATACATTTACATCTAGGAACGATAGGTATTTTTTTCATAAACTTAGTAAAAAGTATAAAGAGGATGAGATTGTCGATTTCTTCGTAAGCAATTTTGCAAAGAATGAAAGAGTATGGTCAAAACAATTATTAGAAGATGAATACAATCAAACATTTTTACGGTTTAGAAAGTACAAAGAATCGGTTAATTACCATTTTCGAAGCGATTGTAGCTTACTTAATGATAGGTTTATCAGCGATGGCATTTCTCTTAATGATGGCTTTGTTTCTAATAATGGACAACATCCACGAGTTTTGCGTTTACTTATTCAAGGGAAAATTGATAGCCAGTCCGCCATCATTCTTGATTCAGTATTATCGTATTTTAAAAATTGGGATAAGACAATTACAGAGAAAGTTGTTTGGCCTAAGATAGCAATGAGGCTTGCCAAATTAAAACCATTTGTAATATATAACGACACAGAATGTAAATTGATTATGAAGGAGATATTTGTATGAACACAATAAAAGAATTTTGGTTATCATCTTATCGGTCGGATAAGGTAGCATTTTACTATGAAATGGCTAGTTTCATTTTTATACTTGTAGCAAGTATGACAATGGCCATTACAGCAGATAATCCTGATATGAGA